ACCGTGGCGGCGGCGGTAAACGCTCCGGTGCCGTTGCCCTTGAGGTAGCCGGTCAGGGTGGTCGCTCCGGTGCCGCCCTTGCTGACCGCGATGGTGGTGGCGTTCCAGGTGCCGACGGCGACGGTGCCCAGCGTGGTGATTGATGTCTGGCCCAGGTAGCTGGTGTCGATATCGACGCTGTCGGCGAACACCGCGATGCGCGCCGTGGTGCCCTTGACGTCGAACTGGTTGCCGGTTCGCACCAGACCATCGCCCGCCGTGACCTGGGCCTGCTGGCTGAATTGCACCCAGGTGATCGGCGTCGTGCCCAGCGACCCGCCCGCCACGGCGTTGCAGACCCACGAGCTAGAGGAATTGACCGCGCCGTTCGATACGAAGACGTAGGCCTGCGGCACCTCGGCCCACGCATCCATGTCGGTGGCCCGGGTCCACGCTCCCGACCCGGCGATATAAATTCCATTATTCTGCGACAGCGTCTGGTCTTTCACCAGCACGCGATCGTTGGCCGCCGTGGTGTAGCCGTCAATCGTTTGCAGTCCGCTCAACACGATGTTGAGGCCTGACGTGGCGACGGCGACGGCGCCCTTGGCACTGAGCCCGGCCGAGTTCTGATCAACGTATTTCTTGGTGGCCGCGTCCTGGTTGTTCTGCGGGTCCAACAAATTGGTGAGGTATTGACTGTTCATCGACACGGCGGTCGTTGGCGCCGCGAACTGATCGAGCCGGGTCGAGCGGACGAACGCGGTCGTCGCCAGGGTCGTGTTGTTGGTGCCATTGGCCTGCGTGACACCCACCGTGCCGACCGGCAGCTGCGGCGTCCCGGTGAAGATCTGACTGTCGATCTTCGCATAGGTTGAAAGCAAAGACGTAAAGCCAGCACCACCGACGATGCCATTCGAGAACAGGTTCGTGAATGTGCCAGACGCAGGTGCTGTGGCACCAATCGCTGGTGGCGATGCGAAATAGTTGATGAAGCCCGCGCCGGAGACGGCACCGGTCGCGGACAGCGTGGTGAACGCGCCGCTGGCCGGGGCCGTGACGCCGATCGACGGCGGCGACGCGGCCCAGGCGACCATACCGGTGCCGGTGACCGTCCCATTGAGCGTGATCGTTCCGGTGAACGTCGGGTTGTTCGAACTGGCGCGCGACGTGTCGGACGGGTGGACGTGATCGCCGCGCGACCACAGGCCCGCCACACCGGACGCGGCGGTACCGTTCATGGCCGGCAACGCGTTGCTGCTCATCCCCGGCCCGGCGATGGCCACCACGACAGAGCTGCCGCCGGAGCCCTCGCCGTAGTAAAGGATGTGACTGTTTTCATTGTAGGCCAACTCGGCGTTCGCCAGCCCCGTCGGCGCGTCGGGCGCGCCGGGAGCGGTGCGACGCTTGATCCGAAGGACGTCAGTCATCAGAAATTCCCCCCGTCGATCACGTGGTTTTCGACATAGTATTTGCTGGCCGCCTCGAGCGGATCCTCGGGCTCCTGGCTGGCCAGCAGCAGCCGGCCGCGCATCGTGCCCCCGGGCAGCGGCAGATAGTCACCCAGCGCCGCCTGCGTCGCGATCACGTCGTCCAGGGTCTGAGCGTTCTGGTTGAGCATCGGCCCCCAGGCGTCGTCGTCACCGCCATCAATCGGCATCAGCAGACCAAGTCGTGGTGTGGATGTTGGCATGTCGTTACTCCTTCATAATGTATAAAAGGGCCACCCACGGCGGATCCATCGGACCACTGACCTGATGCGTGTGGTCGCCCGCGAAAGCGACGCCGTGCGCGTGCGCCTGACCGCCGCCTTGCCAGTCGGTATCGATATTGTGGCTGTGGTCGCCAGCGAGGTTGGTGTTGGCCGACACCCCGTAACCCGCGCCGCCCGGCAGGCCGCCGCCGCCGCCGGCCTGGGTGACGACAAATTCCCCGCCAACGACGCCGTGGCTGTGCAACCCCTGCGCGTCGGTCTGGCCCTGGTGTTTATGCACCGGCATCTGATCGTAAGTGATCGCCGTGCCGTTGACGGCGCCGCCGTGATCGTGCGCGCCGCCCGGCGAGCTGGGAACGGACCAGCCATCGGAGCCGCCGCTCGAGCCCACCGCCTGCAACCCGGCCGTCCCCTTAATGAAACGATCGGAGAGGTTGGGCGTGCCGTTCTGGCCGTTGCACAATAGCCACCCGGCGGGCACCGCGTTGGGCTGGCCATACCACGCGATGATCGATTTGGACGGCATCGCGGCGGCGACCGCCGCGTTGATCGCGTCGTTGACCGCGTTCTCGGCGGCGGCCATGAACTGGATCACGGCGGCCGCGTGCGTGTCGATCAGATCGAGGTCGGAATTAAGTTTGATACCCCACGTCTCGAGCGACGCGTTGATCTCCGGCTTGCACAGATTGAGCGCGGCGGTGAACGTATCAGCCATGACAGGCCTCCGTTGGCGCCCACGTCGCGGGGCAGGGAACCGACGTGGCCCAGACCGCGTCGCACGGGACACCGGGGAGCCATTCGCCGGGTGGAACGACCGGCGGTCGCCACTGGATCTGGAGGTCGGCCAACAAGCTGCCGCGTCCCACCATGACCGGCACGCGGAGCTGCTCCGGCAACAACGGAAAATCCGCCAGGGCGCGGATCGAGGCGCGACCCCGCAGCGCGGCGGACAGCTCCACGTGACGCCACTGGGAGTAAGGCCCCCAGCCCGAGGCGAGCAAACCGTAGGGGCGCCCCCGGTAGGTCACTGGAGGCCCAGCGCGAGCTGCGCGACACCGAAGCGCACGGCGTCACCCTGGTTGACGGGCCTGGACGAGGTCAGGGCGCCCCAGGCGAGGAGGTTGCCGCCGCTGGCCGCGTCATGCACGCCGACCCACTGCACGACGCCCCAGCCGGCGCTGGCGGCCGCGAACTGGATCACGTTGGTATTGGAGGCACTCGAGGAGCCGTCGGTCAGCGCCGGGCCCAGTGCGAACGTCACGGCGACCCGGTCATAGCCGAGGGCGGCGGGCGGCTCGGTGCCCGGCCCGGCGTCGCTCGGCGCCGTCGTGAACAGCGACACGAACAGCGCCGGGGGGCGTGAAAACGGGATGCCGCAGAACACGTGGCCCAGCAGCTGCCGCTCCAAATAGTCGCTGAACGCGCCATAGGTGGTGCCGCTCATCACACCACCCGCAGATTGCGTTTGATGGCGCCGCCGCCGCCGAGGGTCGGCACGCGGGCGAACCGCAGCATCATCAGCGCGTAGCGCAGCGCCGAGATCACGTCGTCGTGCTGTTTGACCGGCCGGCCGTCCTTGCGGTGATAATTCCGCAGCTCCTCGAGCAGATCGGACAGGTGTGAGAAAATCTTAAGCCGGCCGCTCTCGAGCCGGTCGATCATGTCGGCGATCGACGCCTCGATGCCGAAACCGCCCTCGGGAAATGTGGCATGCTCGAAACACATTTTCAGGCCCTGCTTGCGATACAGTTCCGCGATGGGCTCGCCCGACGTGCGGTCGTGCGACGCCGCGTCGTGCGGCCACGCCACCGGAGTGAGGGATCCCCAGCCTTTAAGAATGGCCGCGTGCTGCGCGACGGTATGTTGCGTGACCGAAAGGGCGTGGGTGACGTAGACCGCGTCGGCCTCGCGATCGTGCGCGATGTTCACCGCCCCAAACGGGTGATCATAGCCGAGGTCGATGCCCATCAAACGCGGCCAGTGACGTGGGATCACGAACGCCTCGATGACGAAGGCATCCTCGGGAACCGCGAAAACCTTGCCCGACCCCAGCTGCGGAATGCCGCGCGTGCGCGCCTCGCGTTCGTGCGGTTTATAAAACGCGACGATGCGCTTGCGCTGCTCCGGCGTGAAATGAGCGGCATCGTCAATCGTCATCTGGATCAGGATGCGATCCGGCGTCGTCGGTCTTGGGTAGAACAGCCGCACGACCTCGGACATGCCCTCGAGCGGCGTGAACGTCAGCATGATCATGCCATTCGATGCGTTCGTCCGCGTAACGGCCTCGGCGTAAATGTCGTAGGGCGGCTCCTCGTCCATCCACACGACGTCGAGCGTCTCCGCCTGCAATTTGGCGCGGTCCTGCTGGTATGACTTAAATCCGATGGTGGAATTGCCGCCGGAGACGTGCCGCACCGTGACGGTATCGTAAGCGTCGGACACGCCGCGCGAGGCGGTGGTGTCCACGATCAGCCGCTTGGGCACGAGCCCGGTGCCGGGGGCGGAGGCGCGGCCAAACAGCAGCCGCTGGCAGCTGTCGCGGGTCAGCTCACTGGAGACGCCGATCGCCCAGGCGGCGATCGGATCGTGGAATGTCCGACCCTGCCACCAGATCGGATAATTGCCGGTGAGGTGGTAGGACATCTCGGCGCTGGCGCAGTAGGTCTTGCCGGTCTGGTTCGACGCCAGAAGGAGACGCTCGCGAAACGTCTTGCCGTGCGCGTGGAACGCCTCCTGTTTGGGATAGGGCTCGTAAAGTTCAATGGTGCGCTCCGACAGGAGACGCTTTGTCTCCAGGCGCAGCGCCCGCAGCGCCTCGGGATCGCTGGCCAGGGCTGCAACCAGCGGATCGATCGGCGGCGGCCGGGAGAGGAGGGTCTGGCTCATCGCTTCCAGCCCCCGGCCGAAGCACTCCACGGGACGGGATTGACGCCACGCCCGTAGCCTCGGACCCGCCGCGTGAGCGGCCCGCCAGAGTGCAGCGCGACCTGAGACGACAAATTAAGCGCGGCGATCCGGCCGTCGTATTCCTTGGCCCAGGTGGCGACGCGCGCGT